ATCTTTATTCATAATAGGTACAATAACAAAAAACCCCCAATGTGTCAAGCACAAAGGGGGTTATTTTTACTAAGAGGGAGTAAAAATTCTAGTTAAGAGTACGCCTATCAGTATCTAATACTTCTGCAACATCATCATTATCTTTCATAATGCCATTAAATACAGCTTTCAAGTCGTCTAAATCCTCGCCATTATAAAAGTTTTCTATTCTGCCCCATAGTACTCTAAAATATACCATAAAAACAAAATCTCTAGGTGGATTTATACTACCTGCTTTGAGAGTTTTAACAAGTTCAAGCACATCTTTACTGATATTTTCATTCAGTCTTTGTTGTGCCTTGATAAACTCTTTTTCATTTTCAGAATTTTCTTTAGTTATAAGTTCACTAAAGTATTCATCAATAGTTATTTTTTTCATAGCTATCCCAACATTATTTCTCTAAACTTCTTCATATCAAACTGGGATATGTTATCAAGTCCACTACTTTTCTTGAATATATCCTTAGCTGTGTTTAGTTTTTCTGTGTTGTTTATGTGATAGCTTTTTTCTTTATTAGGTACTACCACTTGAGCATGAAGTTTATCTCGTTGCTCACGCTCTAATCGTTCCATTGTTTCTATATCTATCATAATAACTCCTTGTTGTTGATTGATAGGTACAGAATATCAAAGGTGTGTCATTGTGTCAAGCAATAAAAAAGCCCCTACCGATATTGCTACCGATAGGGGCTACGCATTTTCATCAATCATAACTATCCCATTAGTCCGATTAACGCACCAAGAAATAACCACATGATTGATACATACATTATTTGTTTCATCTGTATTCCTTTCTGTTATGGAATCAGATTACTATTTTATAATTTCAATGTCAAGTGGGGAAGTCAAGGGGGCTAGGTAAAATTTGCCCCCTCGCAATTTATATTAAGGGATTTTTTGGTACTGTTATTGCATCTTGTACTTGCTCATATAGTTTTTTCTTTTTTTCTATATGTCTAATAAAGATATTCGCATTAAATTTTTCATTATCTTTTTTGAATACATCACATAAAGATATAATTAATTCATTGCTTACTTTATTTTTAGCAAGGGTATTCGCAATTAATATGTAATCTTTTTTAATCATGCTTTTTTATTGTAGGCTTAACGCTTTTAATGGCGTTTAAATATTGCCTGTTTTTATGCTCAATTACATTAATATTATGCTTTGCAATAATGATACCAACGCAACCGAGCATTATTAATAAAAATAAATAAAATAATTCAACCATAATTAACTACTTTCCATCTATAATATAAAGTTGATACGCCAGAATAATTACTTTTCATTTTATATTTTTATTAATGGCGTTTAATACTTCAATATAACTAGGTATTACTTCATCAATTTGTTTTTTATTCTTTTTAATAAAGTCAGTACCTTGCAAATTAAAAATTAAATTAACGCTTAAAATTCTATTAAGATTTGTTAGCGTTGAATTAATCTTATCTAGATTATCGTTCAATTTATTTCTAAATTGTTCACGCTCTATTTTTTCTATTTTCTCATTTGTATTCATAAATTAACCTCTTTAATTGTTAGTTGATAAAGTTAAACTATATATGCAAATTTTGCATAGGTCAAGTCTAAGCTATGCAATTATTAGATATCTAATTTTTGCATAGGGTTATTAGGTATGCAGAAAACACATAGCTAGTACCTAAGCTATGCAATTTTAACAGCGTCAGATTGGCACAAATTAACAGCTGTTAAGACAACTATAAGTTGAAAAAAAATTAAATTATTATCAATAATTAATTGACCTAACTATTAAAATGACTATTATAAATATTAATGATTTGTTTAAAATTAATAATAAATATTAATGGCAAATCTATTTTAAAGGTAAAACATGACTAAAAACGACACAAAAAAAACAATGATTAAAGAAATTGAAAACAAAGAAACTGAAAGTTTTCTTAATTCTTTAAAATCTAATGAGCCATTAAAAAAGGTATTATTTTTAGCTAAAAATGTATCTAAGACTTTAATGGTTGATATCGTTCCAAAAATGGCAAAAAATGTTAATGAATTAATGGTTGAGATTAATTCTGGCAATAAAACAAGTCTTAAAGATTGGAATACAATCAAATTTTTAAGACAGCATTTATATAATCTAGCTAGTTATGACAGACAAAAAAATGTTAATTCAGCATTTGAAATGGCAATAACTAGGGCTGTTAAATTGGCAATTATGATGTATGACAATAAAAATGAATTTTCAGTTGAAAAGGATAATTCAGTTTTAATCATGTCTAAAATTGCAACGCCTTTTATTGATGTAAAATTAAAAGGTCAAAAATCTGGTACTAAAAAAGTTAAGAATGAAAGTACTGATTTAGTTGAGGTCAATACAGGTACAATCGACAAGGTTTGGAATATTAAATATCCGAGCGTTGTTAGTACTAGGTCATCAAAAACCAAAGACACTAAAATAAACTTTCAACAATTATCTAGTCAATTCTTAAATGAATTGGAAAGTGTCTATAAGTTAGCTAATAAAAAAGACTATAATAAATTGTTAGAATTAGTTGATGAGAAAACTATTGAGAACTTAGGCAATATCTCAGCATTATTAGAGGACAGATTAATTCGTAGTGAATATATAAATGCTACTGAAAATCTTAGTGTATCTGGTGATGTTAAAAAGTCAGCTTAGTTAATTTTAATTAACCCTTAAAAACCCCTAGCCATAAACTAGGGGTTTTTTTTGTGCCTGTATAAAACTTAATTTTATATTTGATTTACACTAGGGGATAATAGGTACAAATTTTCACACTATCCCCCCCGATTACAACTGTTAAACACCAATAACCCCCAAAGATACCCTAGGGGAAATTTATTTATATTTATTTTTATTGATTAACCCCTAGGGGATACGCAGGGGGCATGGGGGGTGTGCTATACTATACATACGTAAGCACCAGAAAATCCCTGATGTGGCTGTTAACTACCTCTGGGCCAGAATATAGGGGATATTATTCTGATAAAATACTAGTAAATCCCCTGACCATTCCCTAAGGTATCCCCTAGGGGGAATGTACGAGTAGGTACTATATACATATAAAGCCTCCCCCAGGGGTATATTTCTATTATACACCCCATATTCAATTTTGTCAATGGTAAAATTAAAAATAATTAAAAAAAAGTACTTGACAAAATTGTAATTCAAGCTATAATATAATAATATAGTCTTAATATAAATCAAAGGGACACACATACTCAGAATATAGCAATATATACAGGGTCATCACTGATTTATATTTACTAAATTGGTACCAATTAACAACTTTAAGGTAATAAATATGGCAAAGAATTACGGACAAACAGATATTATGTCTGATAAGGAAAAGAGAACTCCTAAATTTCTTAGAAGTATCTTCGAAAGTCCTTCTAAAAAATCAGAAAGAGTATCTACAGCTTCAAATAAAGCTAAAAGATTAATGGGAGATAAAATATCTGATGCAGAATCTAGCTATGCTAGAGAAAAGTCTAGAGGCGAACCAGGTAAAATGTCTGATAAAATGAAAATGGACAGAATGGTAGCTAAGAAAAGATCAGAAAGATTTGATCCTACTAAAATCAAAGCAGCTGACAAGAAAGAAAGTCTATTAAAGAAATTTAAATCTTCAAAAACATTAGCTGAATTTGCAAAGAAAATCAAAAATAAGTAATCAAGAGGTAAATACACTTCCATTTAAAGAATTTATGGAAGTTATTAATGCAAACAATGGATTCTTCTATAATTCCAAGTCAAAAGAAAAACTTAACCGATATGCAGGAGAAGTTTCTCGAGGTATTGTTCGGGGAAGCAAAGGGAGATCCAAGAGTAGCAGCCGAAATAGCAGGTTACGCTAAACATAGTTATCCTAAAGTTGTTAGAAACCTAAAAAAAGAAATTACAGAATTGGCAGAGAACCACCTATCCACACACTCTGCCAAGGCAGCCACACGTCTCACCGATTTGCTAGACGAAGATGGTACCACACCACACGCTAATATTCGTCTAGCGGCTGCCACTCAATTACTAGACAGAGTTGGTATTGTTAAAAAAGATCAACTTGATATTAATATGAAAGCAGTCCATGGTATATTCATACTGCCAGCAAAAGATGGAACCGATCAAGATCAAGAGAAGAGCTAGAACGATTCCATTTGGTTTTAAACAATCTGATAATCCAGATTACATTGAACCAGTCAAAGAAGAATTAGAAGCACTAGAGCAAGCTAAGAAATATTTAAAAACTTGTTCTCTTAGAGAAACAGCTCAATGGCTTCACAGAAAAACAGGTAGATATATTTCACATGTCGGACTTAAAAAACGAGTTGAACGAGGTAGAACCTCCGAAACCCAAGAAGAAACCGAAACGACAGAAAGCTAAACAATCTGCCAAACAAATTCTAGCACGCACACGTAAGAAAGTTGCAACAGCAGAACAATCACTACGTTCTGCCAAACGTCACGCAGAAAATGTTAAAAATAAACTGTTAACAATTAACAAAGCGTTAGACGGAAAAGACACACAACTGCTTACGGAAGATATAATAGATAGTGCTCCTAAGACAATACAAGAGCATGTAAAATCGCAAGACGTTATCTTTAAGCCAAACAGTGGCCCACAGACAGAATTTCTTGCAGCTTCTGAACGAGAAGTATTTTACGGTGGAGCAAGAGGTGGAGGCAAGTCTTATGCCATGCTAGTAGACCCACTTCGATATTGTTCCAAGGCTCATCACCGAGCACTGTTAATAAGACGTACAATGCCAGAGTTAAGAGACTTAATTAGTAAGTCTCAACTATTATACTCTAAAGCATATCCAGGAGCAAAATGGAGAGAACAAGAAAAAGAATGGCGATTCCCTTCGGGAGCAAAGATCGAGTTTGGTTACGCAGAGAACATGACAGACGTTTTACGTTACCAAGGTCAGTCGTACACATGGATAGGAATAGACGAACTTCCACAATATCCTTCGCCAGATATATATAATTTTTTAAGATCTTCTTTAAGATCAGTTGATAAGGACATACCTGTTTATTTAAGAGCTACAGGCAACCCAGGTAACATTGGATCACAATGGGTTAAAGAAATGTTTGTAGACCCTGCAGAACCTAACTCTGCATTTGAAATAAAAATAGACACACCTGTCGGAGTAAAGACTATCACACGTAGATTTATTCCTGCAAAGTTACAAGACAATCCTTATCTGATGCAAACAGATGACTATTATGCTATGCTTGCATCTTTACCTGATACTCAGCGTAAACAGTTCTTAGATGGAGATTGGGATGCCTATGAAGATTCAGCCTTTCCAGAGTTTAGCAGGTCAGTCCATGTGGTCGAACCTTTTGAAATACCTAAAGGATGGTATAGGTTTCGTGCTGCTGACTGGGGTTATAGTTCTCCTGCTTGTGTTTTATGGTTTGCTGTTGATTACAATAATAATTTGTGGGTCTATAGAGAGTTAT